CTGGTAAAGGGGGATTATTTCTAATCTCCCTTACTATAATTGGAACTTTTTTAGCCAAATTATTTTTTCCATTTATCACGACCTACCAAAAGACCGATTATTCCATAATTGGCAATATCAATAAAAGTATCCTCCATACCTTCACCTTTAACATAGTTTTTTCCGTGTACTACAAGATTTTTTAATCTACTAATTTTATCAGTTAATCTTATTGCTAAGCCTGTAAGTGAAAACTTTTTATCTCCTGGATTATTTAATATATCACCATTTAATGATATATTATTTAAACCATAATCCATATGTTTAGCAGCAAACATCTCATACATTTCTTTACTTATATTTTTAAATTCCTCTGATAATTCTGGGTATTCTGTTTCAAATATTTCTACTGTTGGAGTAGTTTTTACTGCCTCAACAATTTTCTCTTCTTTAAACTCCCACGCTTTTTTACTATCCATTTATTTGTCCTTTATCATTAAAATATTTTTCTAATACTTCTAATCTTTCATCGGCTGATGAAAGCAATTTAAGGGATTCCGTACAATTATCCCAATAATCTTTAGTTGAATGATCACCGATACCTGCTGGGTAATTTGTTAGTAAATTAATACTAGCTAGTGCTTTTGCTTTATCAGCTTCTGCTTCTGCCTTTAAAAATTTGTATACTTGTAAATTCATATCGTTTTTATTAATTTTTTAATTTCTTTTTTTTCAAAACCTAAATCACCTAATATTTCAGTAATTCCTTCTTTTCCTAATACGGGAATATACGAACTAGCTTCATCACTTCCAATTGATAATTTATTAGCTATGATTATTGCTAGTTCTTTAGAGTCTTTTTTAACTGTACTCTTAATGTATTTATTCCATACTTTTCTTTTAGGAATCATTTCTCTATAAATTGTATAAATTTCCTTTTTATTTTGAGGATTTATATTTTGTACTAAATTGACTATATCGATATAACTTATATTCATAGATAAAAACCTATGTACCATGTAAGAATTCCAATCATCCCAATCACTTTGGGTAAAGTGATTAGGTGATGTTTTTTTTACAGTTATTTCTTCTAACCAATTAAATACAGTCATTTTTATATTTTTTCACACATAGCAGCAAAGCTATAATTTAAATCCCTTTGGGATACAAAAATCTTATTATAAATCCCTTCAAATTCTAAAAATTCTTGAATATGTTCAGGAGTTAGGATATGATTATGATTAAAATTAATCCAAGGTCTCCAACTAATTTTATCATAATGGGGTAAATATAAAAACAAAACCCCACCTGATTTTAGTTTACTAGTCCAATATCTTAAAGTATTAACCCAATTATCACAATGCTCTAAACAGTGACTACTAAAAATATAATCTACTTCACCATCTGGAAGATTTAAATCATTATATCTATTATCTAATACAGGATCAATTGGTATAGAATCAGGTAAAGCCCATTCTACACTAGTACACCCAATGTCATATCCTTTTCCTTTACATACTTCTTGTGCAAATGGTTTAATCCATCTAGAAGCACATCCCGAATTAACATATGCCGGGATTTGTTGACCCATATTATCTAAAGTTTTAATCATTTAAATTATATTAAATCATCTTTGTACTCATCTCTAATTTCTGGTGGTAAAGTTAATCCTACTATTTTTTTAGTATCTGGATCAAAAAATACTGGTATTGGCATAACTGCGTCTTCATCTGTTCCTGCTACAAATTTTGATACACTACGTAACAATACTCCTTGTTGAAATATTTGATTACCTTCTGGGGATACAAATGCTGTTGTATCTTCTAACTTTACTGGTGGTTGTCCCACGTTGTTGTCTTCTGCTTTTTTCATTTTTAAAATTTAAATATTAATTAATTGTTTTATTAAGGCCATACAGTTTATTTCTTTATCAATCCTAAAATTAGATTGAAAACTATATTCGTTTATGTGTATTGCTACTGTGCCTTCTTTTCCAGGAGCAAAATCCGAAGCATTATCAAATAAAAATCGATAAAATACTTCAAAATCTTTAACATTAGCGTTAGCTATTATTTGTCTTATTGTATTAAATTTGGGTGATGATTTAGATAGTTCTTTTACAACTTCAACCATATAACTGGATGATACTAATGCATCTTTGTCTAATACTAATTGGTTATTTTGCGTAGATACTTGTATTGTATTAAGCATCTTACGTACATCAGGGTAGTTATTATTAGTAATTGTTTCTAAGTCACTAACACTACATTTAATACCTTCTTTTTGTACAACTTTCATTAAATGATTAATTACATCTAATTGATTTGGAGGTACTATTTTTAATGTTTGACATCTAGATTGTAGGGGATCGATAATACGTTCAATAAAATTACAAGTTAAAATAAAACGAGTAGTTCTTGAAAATGTTTCGATTACATTCCTTAATGATGCCTGTGCTTGTATAGTTAGAAAATCTGCTTCATCTAATATAACAACCTTAATTGGTTTAAATGACATTACACTTGCAAATCCTGTTACTTTATCTCTAATTGTTTCAATTCCTCTTTCATCAGAAGCATTAATATAAATGTGGTCACATTCTATATTTTTAACAATTAACTTTGCTAGTGTTGTCTTACCAGTTCCTGCGGGTCCATAAAATATTAAATTTTGAATATCATTTTGACTAATATAATTTGATATTGACTTTTTAATACTTTCATTACCTACATAATTATCTAAATTTGTAGGACGATATTTTTCTACTAATAATCCGTGATCTTTCATAACCTAAATATACAAAATATTATTTAATTCTCCAAGTTTAGACTCCCTGTCTAAACTCACCATACAATGAAAATGTTTTTTCTTCTTTTGGTACTACTTCTTCTTCTGAAGAGTGAATAGCATATAATTTGCTTCCCATAGGATCTAACCTATATTCACCTTTAAACCCTGTTTTATTAAGATATGCTTCTAATGTTTCAGTTAAAGTAGGATATACTTGTTTTTTAGGATCAGCAACGAGTTTCCACCTGTCTCCAGGTGGTACTCTTGTTGCGATCAACTCATTATGTTCATTAATTACTGTTTCCATATTACATTCCCATCATTTGTGATGGGTCCATTTGTGGTTGTTTATCATCTTTAGGTTCATTTACTACTATACACTCTGTAAGTAATACTGTACCTGCTACTGCAGCTGCATTTTCAAGTGCTACTCTAGTTACTTTAGTTGGATCAATAATACCTGATTCTTTCATATCTACTACTTCATCAGTTTTAATATTATATCCAGCCCATGTATTGTTTCCATTTTCAACTAGTTTATATCTACCTAACATTTGAGCTTGAACTGAATCATGCCCTGCATTTATAAGTATTTGCTCGAATGGTTTACCACATGCTTTGTAAACTATTCCCGCACCTATACTATCATCTTTTATAGCTTCTCTAGCATATAATAAAGCTGCACCACCTCCAGGAACAATTCCTTCTTCAATTGCTGCTTTTGTTGCGTGTAAAGCATCATCTACTCTATCTTTTTTCTCATTCATTTCAGTTTCATTATGGCCACCTACATGAATAATAGAAACACCACCACACATTTTAGCTAATCTACTTTGTAACTGTTCACGTTCAAATTCACTTTCTGAACCTTCAACTTGAGCTGCTAATTCTGCAATTCTTTTATTAATTGTATCTTCATCTCCTTTACCATCAATTATTGTAGTTTTTTCTTTACCAATTGTTGCTGTACGAGCTTCTCCAAACCAATCCCATGAAAATTTGTCTAATTTCATTCCTTTTGATTTATCAAATACTTGACCGCCTGTCATAATAGCAATATCTTCTAAGATAAGTTTTCTTCTGTCTCCAAAATCAGGTGCTTTTACAGCACATACGCTTAATGTACCCCTTTGTTTGTTAACAATTAGTGTAGCTAAAGCTTCATGATCTATGTCTTCAGCTATTATTAATAAAGATTTAGCTTGTTTTGCTACGCCTTCTAAAATAGGTAATAATTCTTTTACATTAGTAAATTTATGATCAGCAATTAAAACACTAACATCACTTAAAGTACTAGTCATTGTATTATTATCAGTAACAAAATAAGGTGATTTAAATCCTCTATCAAATTGCATCCCCTCAACAGTTTCCAAATACGTATCTCCTGATTTGCTTTCTTCAATATGTACTATTCCTTCTTCACCTACTTTATCTAATGCCGTTGAAATTAATTTACCAATTTCTTTATCATTATTTGCAGATATAGTAGCAACTTGTTCTAATTGATCTTCTGATGAAATGTCTTCAGATATATCATTTTTCAAACTATTAACTACCTTTTTTACTGCTAATTCAATATTTCTCTTTATATCTACAGCATTTGCACCATTATTTAAATGTTGCAATCCATCTTTAATCATTTCTCTAGCTAATAACGTTGAGGTTGTTGTACCATCCCCTGCTTTATCTGCTGTTTTAATAGATGCGTTTTGTATTAAATTAACACCTAACTGTTCAAATGGATCACTAAGACCAATGTGCTTGGCTACAGTAACACCATCTTTAGTAGATTGTACTTGATTATGATCTAACTGAATAGCAACATTTCTACCATTAGGTCCTAATGTTGATACTACAGCATCTGCTAAGGTATCAATACCTCTTACCATTTTTTCTCTCCCCTCAGGGCCAAATTTAATTAATTTACTCATTGTCATTTATTTTTATGTCATTAATATGTGCTTGTTCTTCTTCAGTAACTTCTGTTGAAGCTAATATATCCTCAACTGTTGAAGTAACCCTTGCTAAGATTTGGTTTTCTGGTCCTACATAAAATTCTTCTCCTTTATGTTCTACTTTTGTAAACCCTTGTGTAGGTAATACTACTTCATCTCCTACTTTTATTTGTGTTTCAATAAATGCTCCTGATATTGTATGTTGACCGGGACCAACTGATATAACTGTTCCATGTTCATTTTTGTCTTTACCCATATCAGGTACAACAATAGATCCATACATTTCTTCGTTTTGCTCAATCGGTTTAACGATAACCGCATTAAATAGTGCTTCTAAATTCATAGTCCTTTATAAT